AAGAGTTGACGTGGTTGTACCACCATGCAGCCAATGTGTTCGGATATGACAAGAAGCCTATTGCAGAACGCATACGTTTAATTGAGGAAATGATGCCTGAAATCATAGCCATTGATGATGACCCATTGAACAACACAAGCTGGAAAGATTGTGAAGACCCGTGGAATTTCCTAGCGGCTTGCTTTGAGATTGCAGCGTTCCAACGTGAGGGTTATGGTTTTGTGTCTCACCTAAGCTGCAATTTAGACGCAACAAATTCGGGACTTCAACTATATTCCTCTATGTTAAGGGATGAAGCAGGTGCAAAGGCTACTAATGTGACTGCCTCTGAGACTCCCGCAGATGTCTATCGGGACGTGGCGGAAATCACTGAGCGTAAGCTAATGGAAGAGGCTCTGCTGTCCACTGATGAGTCTGTATGGGCCAAGGCTTGGCTTGAATCTGGACTTGTGGATAGGGCTTTAACGAAGACCCCTACGATGACCAAAGTTTACTCAGCGACTTTGTTTTCATGTAGGGACTCAGTACGTGACAAGCTGACTGAACGGTTCGACACTGGTAAGGCTATTAACCCGTTCGGTAAAGATGAGGATGCTTTTATTAGAGGTACTTTTTACCTAGCAAAAGTGATCTGGTCATCTATTAGCGAATGTGTTGTTAGCGCACAAGAGTGTATGGATTGGATGACAAAGATTGCTAGGGATGTATCGAAGTTACAGATACCTATTATCTGGCAGACCCCTAGTGGCTTCAAAGTTATCCAACAGTATCCTGAGTACAAGAGCCTTAGAATCCAGACTCATATTGATGGGCATCTGATGCGTCCAAGGTTGTCTAATCCTGACTACCAAAAGGTAGATAAGAAGAAAGCAGCTTCGGGAATTGCCCCTAATTTTCTGCACTCGCTGGATTCCAGTTTCTTAATCCTGACCATCCTAAAATGCCAAAATCAATCACCTCCGTTAAAAAACTACTGGATGATACATGATTCTTTTGGAACAACAGCTAAACACGCTGCAACATTAGCCAGATGTTTAAGAGAGGAGTACGTGCGTATGTTTACCGAGCATGATGTCATTAATGACTTCCGAGACCAGATGCTTAAGGCTGTGCCTGAAGTAGATCAGCCACCTAAGCGCGGCAACCTCGACATTAATGAAGTTCTTAACTCTAAGTATTTCTTTAACTAGTGCTTGACTTGGCACACTAATGCTGAAAGAACATTAACGTGCCGTTACACACTACAGTACCGAAATGACGGAGTAGCCAATGGAAAACCAGATAGCCCTTATGATTTTTTACATCATCAATGGGCAACCAGTACCCCTAGATATGACAGTAGCCCTTCTCGCAGAGGGCATTGATGTGTCTACCTTAGAAGCTAAATACCAACGATAAAGAGAGTATCAGATTATGGCAGCACAGAAAATGTTAGTAACACCTAAAGGCTCTGCTGAATGGGTCAAACTGTGGACTCCCGATGTAAAGTTCAATCCGCTGGGCCTTTATACTATCAACCTTAAAGTGGCAGAAGATGAAGCTGAGGCTTTAACTACTGAGTTAAATAGGCAGGTTGATGCTTGTTACAACAGCGAGTTAAAGAAGAATCCCAAACTAAAGAACAAGATGGTCAAACGCCTACCTTACGAACAGCTTCTTGATGATGACGGTGAAGAAACAGGCTTCATTGAGTTCAAGGTAAAACTCAAGGCCCGTGTCGAAATGAAGAATGGTGACAGCTTCACACAGAAGCCAGTGGTCTACGATGCTAAAGGCCAACCTATCACTAAGGAAATATCAATCGGCAACGGCTCCATATGTAAAGTCGCCTTTGAAACAGTTCCTTACATGCTTGCTTCTACTAAAGAAGCTTCAGTATCTCTTCGTCTAAAGTCTGTTCAGTTAATTGAACTACGTGAGTTTAATAGCGAAGAGAATCCATTTGATACAGAGGAAGGATATACCTTTGAAGAAGACACCAGCCCGTTTAGTGAGCAAGCAGCCACTACCATCCCCCAAGCCAGTGAAGGTGACTTCAGCGAAGAGGAAGACGAAGACTTCTGAGGTTAGATACCGAAGCGGTTTAGAAAAGAGCGTGGCTCTTGACCTCACTAAGAGAGGTATCGACTTTCAATACGAACATGAACGTATCCCGTACATTGTTGAAAGGAAATACCTCCCTGATTTCCAGCTACCCAATGGCATCTACGTAGAGGCTAAAGGGTGGTTCAGAGATGAGGACTGTCGCAAGATGCGTCTACTAAAGGCGCAGTATCCAGACAAAGAATTTAGATTCTTATTCCAAAACCTAAACACTAAAGTTCAATCCAGAAGGTTCACAAACCAGCAATGGGCAGAGAAATACAACTTTGCTTACTGTGAGGGGCGTGTGCCTGACGCTTGGCTTAAGGAAACGCTAGATGAAAACAAGAAAGAGGACTGACTATATTGTCATCCACTGCGCTGCCACCAAGCCTAGTATGGATATAGGATTCACTGAGATTGATCAGTGGCATAAGAGGCGTGGCTGGCTTGGCTGTGGTTATACTTGGATAATCAGGCGTAATGGAGTCATCGAAGCTGGACGCGCACTCGAAGAATGTGGGGCGCATGTCAAGTCATTTAACCACAACAGTGTAGGTATCTGCCTAGTTGGTGGTATAGACGAAGATGGGGATGCTGAAGCTAACTTCACTCAGAAGCAATGGGACACTTTAGACTCACTCGTAGATGTGATGACTAAAATCTATCCAAATGCCGCAGTGGTTGGTCACAATGACCTTGACCCTAATAAATCATGTCCAGTATTTGAGGTGAGCGAATGGATGAGTCAGATCAAGGAGATTCGTACCTCCTAGCAGGGAAGTTACCCTGCCCTAAGTGTACAAGTTCAGACGCTTATCACGTCTACAGCAACGGGTGGGGTCACTGCTTTGCATGTGACTCAAACATTCCAGAAGATGTCGAACAGACAAACAGAGAGGTAGCACCAATGCAGCAAGGTCTAATCCCTAAAGGTGAGCATGTGTATATGAACAAGCGCAAGCTTGATGCTGATACGTGTGTGCTTTGGGATTATACTAAGTCAGACTATAAAGGTACGACAGTCCAAGTGGCTAACTATAAGGACAAGAAAGGTCAGACGATAGCGCAGAAGATACGCTTCCCTAACAAAGACTTCTTGTTCCTTGGAGACACTAAGAACATACCTTTATATGGTCAATGGCTGTGGCCTAGTGGCGGCAAGATGGTCACAATTTGCGAAGGGGAAATAGACGCATTAACCATATCCCAAGTACAAGGGAATAAGTGGCCTACGGTATCCTTAAGTCACGGCTGTGCTTCGGCAGTCAAACAAGTGCGTTCAAATATTGAATGGCTGCTTACGTTTGATCGTGTGAACATCATGTTTGATATGGACGATGTGGGCCAAGAAGCTGCACGTAAGGTTGCTGAACTGTTCCCTCCACGTAAGGCTCACATTGCTAGGCTACCTCAGAAAGATGCCAGCGACATGCTACAGCGTGGCTTAGGTGCTGAGATTGTCACCGCCATGTGGGGTGCAGAACCCTACTCACCAGCAGGTATTGTTAGTGGCTCACAGCTACGTAAAAGACTTGAAGATCGTCCCGAAGTTCAAAGCTATGCTTGGCCTGACTTCATGGAAGGAATGAATCAAAAATCTTATGGCATACGCTTAGGTGAACTTGATGTATTTACGTCAGGCACAGGTATGGGAAAGACCACCCTTATCAAACAGTTTCAGCACCACTTCATGCAGACCACAGACTTGAACCAAGCACTCATACACTTGGAGGAACCCTTAGAAGATACAGCCGAGGGCATCATAGGAATACATATAGGCAAACGCCTTAACCTTCCTGATGTTCGTGAGTTTGTACCTGATGGGGACTACTGGCAGGGGTTTGATGAGACCTTCGGTGCAGTAGATGACAAAGGTAACTCACGGCTTAACGTCTACGATGCCTTTGGTTCTCTTGATGAGACTGACCTGTACAACAAAGTTAGGTACTTTGCTACAGGGTTAGACTGCAAGGTTATCTGGATTGACCACCTCTCTATACTTGTGTCTGACTTAGGACAAGACAGCCAAGATGAACGTAGAGCCATTGATTCAATCATGCACAACCTTAAGATGCTGACCCAAGAGTTAGGGGTTTACATAGGACTCATTAGCCACCTTAAGAAAGCCCCACAGGGCAGATCGTTTGAAGAGGGCTACGTGCCTAGCTCAGATGACCTTCGTGGTTCAGGTTCTATTAAGCAACTATCAAACAACGTCTATGCAATCTCAAGGAACCAACAAGAAGAAGACGATACCCAACGGAACACGTCTACGTTAACTGTAC